GTCGACATGCTCGACATCGCCGCCGACACGATCGACGAGCAGGCCCGCAAGTGGCCAGGCTCCGCCGTCGTCCTGGAACGAGACGCCGACATCGCCGACCACACCCCGGTCATCAACGGGCTGTACGACGAGGAACGAAGCAATCTGTGCGGCCCGCTCTGGGTCGACATCCGGGACGAGTTCCGCAACGGCGCACCGTTCGTGGTCTGCCCAACCCTGCAGTCGGTGTTGATCTCGTTCGGTGGGTCCGACCCGGCACGCCTGTCCGGTGTCGTAGCGAACGCCGTTCACAAGTACGACCCTGAACTGTTCATCACGATCATCGATCCGCCGTTCGGGCCGATCCAACCAGGTGAACTAGAGCCGCAGGTCGAGCTGTCGGCGATGGTGCGGGTCGAGCAGAACGCAGAGATGGCAACCGAGATGTGGAACCACGACTTCCTGATCTGCGGTCGGGGACGCACGATGTTCGAGGCGGCACACATGGGGCTCCCATCGATGTCGTTCGCTGTGAACGAACGCGAGTACGAGATGCACAAAGCTCCGCAGGGCGTGTTCGACGCCAATCTGAAACCGGGACGGTTCCAGCCGGTCGGGGTGGAGATGGCGATCATCGAAACGCTCGCCCATTTCGAGGATCAGGATCTGCGGCACGCCATGTCGGTCGCTGGGCAGCAGGACGTTGACGGGCACGGGATCGAACGCATCCGAGACATGGTCCTCGCCGCCGGGAAGGAATCGATGCGGCAGGCCGGACATGTGTACGAGATCATCCAGGAGGAGGGGGAGCAGTGATCCCACCGAAGGTCCTGGCCGAGTTAGGTCAGACGAAAGATCTGTCCGCTGCGGTGTCAGCGGTCGACGCCTGCCATCAGGCCGGTTGTTGGGGTGTGAAGATTCAGATGCTCGCCCCCGATCTGATTGCTTCGACCGAGGCGGAGAAGTATTGGGACCACGGCGACGAACGGTCGCAGCGCGACGTGTACGAGCAGAACGGTGTCCTGTCGTTGGAGGACGTCGCAGCGCTCGCACGGTACGTGGATTCGCTCGACATGGGTTTCGTCGTGACCCCGTTCGACGTGTCCCAGGTTGTGGCGCTCGCCGACATCCCCGAGTTGGATGCGATCAAGATCGCCTCGGGGGACATCACGAACATCGAACTGTTGGAAGCGATCCGGGACTTCCACCCGTCGACCCCGCTGATCCTGTCGACCGGCGGAGCGACCGAGGACGAGATCCGGCGGGCGACCACCGAGCTGGGCTGGACCGAACAGGACATCCTCCTCGCCTGCTCGCTGCAGTATCCGACCCCGCCGGAGAACGCGAACTTCGAGCGGATCGCCTCGATGCGTCGCCGCTCGTGGTTGACGCCGGACGGGATCGGAGCACCGAAGGTCGGATACTCCGATCACACCGAATCGACCTGGTCCGCTCCGATGCTGGTGGCGTTGAAGTGCGTGCTAATCGAGAAGCACTTCACGATGAACCCGAACGTGCGCCCCGAAACAAACCCGGACGACCACATGGCCCTCGACCCGATCGGGATGGCCCAGTTCGTTTCCACGGTCAACGGTGCGGTGAAGGCGATGGGGTCCCATGAGATCGCACCGCATCGAGGGGAACGAGCGGCGGTGCATGGGGCGAGACGCAGCCTGTTCGCCTCGATCAACATTCTCGCCGGTGACACCCTCACGCAGGAGAACACGATCTCGTTGCGGCCCGGACCCGCCTCCGTCAGGCATGTCCCCGCTGAGCGTTGGCACGACGTGATCGACACCGCTGTTGCGACGAAACCGATCCCGGCCGGGACCCGAATCACGTTCGAGAACTGCGACCTCACCGACAGCGAATAGCGGTCCTGTATGCTTTGAGGCTGAATCGCCTCTGCGCCACTGGCTGGCCTGGCTCCACGCTTCGGGACCTTTGACGCATGAGTGATGAACGGATCGACATCGAGGGCACCTACCGGGTGGCGAAGTCGGTTGACGTGCAGCAGAAGGTGTTCGGGTGGGCGTCGGTTGCGGCGACCCCGGACGGTGAGCAGCACGTCGACTTCCAAGATGACGTGATCGACCCCGCCGACCTCGAAGCGGCGGCGCACGAGTTCACGAAAGAAGCACGCCGATCCGGTGAGGACCACGACGGCGGAGACCACGACGGCGAGCTGATCTCGTCGATGGTGTTCACCGACGAGATGATCGAAGCGCTGTCCATCAACCCCGACACCGGCGACCGGATCGAACCGCTTTACGAGGCGATGTCGAAGCATCTGCATCGAGGCTGGTTCGTCGGGTTCCATCTCCCCGACGCCGACGCTTTCGAGCGGGCGGTCACGGAGAAGTCCGAGTTCAGTATCGAGGGCACTGCCCGAGTGGAGGACATCTGATGCCTCGCCGTCTCACTGATCTGAAGATCACGAACGTGGATCGGGTGCGTGCCGGAGCGAACGGCAAGTCCCGCATCGTTCTGTTCAAGGCTCACACCGAGCCCGACGAAGTCGTACCCGACGCCGTGCGCGCCGAGGGTGACGAGGAAGGAAACACAATGGCCATTGATATGGACGCTTTGGAGCCCGAGGTGCGCGCCGAGGTCGAAGCTCTGATCGCTGAGCGCGACGAGCTGAAGACTGGCGCCGAGCAGCCCGAGGAGGCTGCGGCCCCGAGCGAAGAGCAGATCGCAGACGAGGTCGAGAAGGCGCTTGCCTCTCTCACCCCGGAGCAGATCGTTGACCGGTTCGAGGGTGTGGAGCTTGCTCCGACTCCTGAGCCCGAGATGGACGACGTGCTGAAGGGTCTCCCCGAGGCTGTCGTCGCAGAGATTCAGAAGGGTCGCGAGGCTGCTGAGCGTGTCTCCAAGATGGAGGAGCGCGAGGCGATCCGTGAGCAGACCGAGTTCGCGAAGAGCGAGCTGTCCGGTCTGACCGAGGCTCCCGCCGAGCTGGGCGTCACCCTTCACGACATCCGCAAGTCCGTTTCCGAGGACCAGTGGCAGGCTGTGGCCCGTCTCCTGAAGTCGGCGGCGGCGCAGGCAGCCGAAGCGCAGGATGTGCTGATGGCTGAGCGTGGCAGTGGCGCGGCACCGGTGAGCGACGGGGCGCAGGCTCTCGCCGATCGTCAGGCCGAGATCGCCAAGGCTCACGACACCACGCCGGAGCAGGCTCTGCTTTGGATTGCGGACAACGAGCCCGAGTTCATCGTGAAGGCTCGGGGCTGACATTCACATCTGATCGGGAAGGCCGGGAAATACCGGACCGCCCGGAAAGGAATACAAGACAATGAGCTACGAGAACCTGGCGGGGATGAACCCCATCACTCTCCCAGCAACGACCGGTCTGCCGCAGTACAGCCTCGTCGGAATGAACGGATCGGGTCAGCTTGTCGCTGCCTCGACCGGCGCTCCGATCGTGGGTGTGGCGCAGGATGGCACCACCGACTCGACCGCACGCAACGCCTGCAAGATCTACCCGGTCGGCTGCGTTGCTCCGGTGAAGTTCGTGTCCGACACCGCTGCGGCTGGCGATTACGTCACCGTGGGCGCTGGCGGGCTCGGTGCTTCCGGCAACGGCTCCACCGAGTGGGTCATTGGGCAGGTCGTGCGCGGGTCCAGTGGCGGTGCGAACCGTGTGCTGTCCGTCCTCCTGACCAACAGCGGCCTCCAGTAGATCGACTGACTCCGCAGCAGCAGGGTCATCTGAAAGGAAACAACAATGCCAACGGCAGATCAGGTCCATGTCGACTCGCTGCTGACGAACTTCAGCGTGGGATACCTCCAGGCCGACACCAAGTATGTCGCCGACAAGGTGTTCCCCCGTATGACGGTCGCCAAGCAGTCCGACGTCTACGCGACCTACACCCGGGATGACTTCTTCCGTGACGACATGGAGCGGCGTGACGCCGGTTCCGAGTCGGCCGGTGTGGACTTCACCCCGAGCCAGGACAGCTACCGGACTGACAAGTTCGCTCTCCACATCGATGTGGACTACGACACTCAGGCCAACGCTGACAACCCGGCGCACGATCCGATGCGTGACGCCGTCCGGGTGCTCACTCAGAAGGAGCTGATCAAGCGGGACCGCGAATGGCAGACGGCCTTCTTCGGCACCGGCGTGTGGGGCACCGACCTCACCGGCGGCACCGACTTCATCCAGATCTCCGACGCCGCTTCGGACCCGATCCGTTTCGTCGGTGAGCAGAAGCTGCTCATCGAGGACGCGACCGGCCTCGAAGCCCGCGACCTGGTGATCTCGGCGAAGGGCTGGCTGGACCTCATGAACCACCCCGACCTCGTCGGGCGTGTCGACCGAGGCCAGACCACTGGTGGTGCCACCGTGTCGCTTGCGACCGCAGCGGCGCTTCTGGACCTCGACCGCATCCATGTGGCTCGTGGCGTGTACAACACCGCCCAGAAGGGTGAGGCGCTCAGCATGGCTCGCATCAACAGCAACGATGCGCTCCTCTGCTACGTCGACCCGAACCCTGGGCTGTACTCGCCGACCGCCGGTATGACCTTCGTGTGGAACGCTCCCGGCACTGGTGCCGAGGGTCGCTCCATCAACACGATGGACATCCCGATGCGTCAGGCCACCCGTGTCGAGATCGAGGCACGCTGGGACATGAAGGTTGTCGCTCCTGAGCTGGGCGTCTTCATGTCTGGGTTCACTGCTGCCTGATAAGGGCGCAGGCGATCGTTAGGCTTCAGGACATGGCACAGATGTTCCGAGTCCTCAGGCCGATAACGATGCAGGGCGTGCAGTTCCAGCGGGGCGATGTCGTTGACCTCGAACCGTTGGGACTGCCGTCCGGTCGGGCGATGCAGTTGGTGATCCAACGCCGCGGCGAGTTCGTCGATGGTGTGGAGGCCACTGTGTCGCCCGATGTTGCCGTTGCGGAGGAGGTCGAAGTGTCCGACCCCGTGGCGGTAGTGCCAGAGCCCGAACCGGCCGAAGTGGTCGGGGAGGGTGACTGGTCTGTCCCGGTTGAGGCGCCGACGGCACAGGATGTCGTCGAGGCGAACGGCTGGGAGTACATGTCCAAAGATGAACTCGTCGCCGAGGCTCGGCTGCGTGGGCTGTCGGTCCGCAAGAACGCGGCCCGTGCGAGGCTCATTCAGCGGCTGAGGGACGAAGTTGACCCTCCGTTCTAGCGGGGAAAGGTATTTGAAATGAGTTTCGAGAAGAGGCAACGTCCTCTGTTTCACCGGTTCGGTCGCCGGGACCATGTGGTCCAGGACAATTCCACGGCGCTCCCGAACTACGGCCACACCCACATCTCGACGACTGGCACCTACACGCTGGCCGCTCCGAGCATTGGAATGGTGAAGACCATCAGTTTCGAGGGGAACGACACCGCTCACGCTGCTGGTGACTTCCTGGTGCAGACCAACAGTTCCGGCGTGACGTTCGCTGGTTCGACCCACAACGTGTTGCAGAACACGACCGACTTCAACGGTTCGGGTGCGGCGGCTTCGCCGACCGGCGCGATCCTTGTCGGTCTGTCGACTGCGCAGTGGGCGCTCGTGTCCCAGTCCTCCGGGCTCGGAACGGCTGCCGCAGCGCAGGCCTAATCGGGGTCACCCGGAGGCTACGCTTCCGGGCATGTGGAACAAGTCAACAGACGCAGACGGCCCGTCGTCCCTGGAGGATGGCGGGTCGTTGCGCGCCGTCGCGACCTCGTCGACCTCGGCGGTCGCTGAGCACCTGAACTCGTTGGAGGCCGAGGGCGATCACCTCGACCAGGTCTCGATCGTCGGGTTCACGAACTCTCGGGCCGAGTGTCCGTTCGATGAGCAGCGTCCCGGTCATGAGATCTGGGGCTGTAACAACCTGTGGGTGTTCGACGACATCGATCCTGGCCAGTTCTCTCGCTGGTTCGATGTGCATCAGGAACAGCTTCTCCGAGGTGACCCGACTCAGTTCGATTGGTTGGCAGCGCAGGACCCGGAGCGGATGGTGCTGTATTTGGAGCGTGAGTATCCGGGTGAGATCCCGGCGTCGCGTCGTCTGCCCATCGAGGACATCATTCCGTATTACGGGCCAACGTATTACACGAACACGATCTCGTATCAGCTCGCTCTCGCCGGGGTGCTGCTGCGTCCGGCGTTGGAGCGGTGGAAGCGCTGGCATCGAGGGCCGCAGGAGGGTGAGGAGCCGCCTCAGCCGAAGATCGGTGTGTACGGGGTCGACATGGCCACGAACTCCGAGTACGGGGCGCAACGTCCGTCGTGCGAGTTCTTCATTGGGATCCTGATGGGTGCGGGGTACCAGGTCGAGATCGCTTCGACGTCGCTGCTTCTGTCCGGCGCTGAGCTGTACGGCCTTCAGGACGATGGTCGGTTCCGGCATCAGTTGAACCAGCGACGCAAGGACGCTCAGGAGGAGATCGGTGCGTTGGTGCAGCAGCGGGCTGGGCTGATGCAGCAGGTCGAACAGATCTCGGCGCGGGTGCATTACTTGGAGGGGCAGATGGGGGAGCAGACGTTCTGGTTGGAGCGGTGGACGATGCCGGAGGTCGATCGGGAGGCTGCGTCGTTGCCTGGTCAGCTTGATCTGTAACCTGGGGACCGGAACGAATCGAGGACCCAATGAGCGGTGGCGACAAGTCCGTAATCATTTCGCTGAACACGACCTCAACCGGGGCGGGCGAATCCATGACTCTGAACCACGGGTCAACGAACTTTGGTGTCCAGGTCAACATCCCGTCTGCGTACACGAACGTGACCTGGTTCCTGGAGGGCCGGATCGGTGGGATCGGCGGATGGGCCGGGGCACCGAACTCGACTACCCTGCAGACCTCCACGTCTCAGCTTGTTGACGTGAAGGTCGGTGTGCCGATCACGCACGCACGTCTGGTCGTGAAGAGCATCACCGGCGGGACGACCGATCCGATCGTCGGCACCATTGCCGCTCACCTGTAGAACGAGGAACGATGGCTACACCAGACAACGCGAAGGTCGGCGAGTCGATCTCGATTCAGAAGCAGGAATACACGCGGGCCGGGACCCCGATCGGGCCGGACACCGTGCTGATTGGGCGGGAGTCGTTCGAGCCTCCGGCGTACGACGCTGTGCGTTGGCGCTGCCAGACCGAGGTCGCGAAGTACAACGCTCCTTCGGAGTCGGTGCGTGCGGGCGAGGTGTATCCGGATGAGGTGTTGGACATCGACGGGAACCTGTTGGTGTACGGCGGTGCCGACATCATGTGGTTGGGTTTGAAGAACGGGCTGTCGGCCACGACCGGTCTGAAGAACACGTTCTTCGATAACAGCAACGCTGTGATCTATGTGGGTGACGTGAACACTGCGGCGGCTGCCGGTCAGGTCGATCTGCAGGCCACGTCGGAGTCCACGAACCGGGACGCTGTTGGCATGGAGGCCACGTATCCGATTCATACAACCGGTGATGGTTCGACGGCGAACCAGAACATCGTGTTCCGTTCGGTGTTCTCGACGTCGGTCGGGAACTTTGCTTGGGAGGAGTGGGCGATCGGGAACACGACCGCTACGACTGCTCCGTACAAAGGCCGGATCTTGAACCGTAAGGTCGAGTCGCTTGGCACGAAGACGGCGGCGGCGACCTGGACTGTGACCGTCACCCTGTCGCTGTCTTAGGTGTAGCCTCCAGTTCATGGAGGACAAGCTCTGGAGTTACCGTGCGGCGTTGATGCGGGTCATCGACGCTGACACGCTTGATCTGTTTGTTGATCTCGGGTTCGAGACGTTCACCACGATTCGGGCTCGTTTGCTCGGGGTGGATGCGCCGGAGATTCGTGGACCGGAGAAGCTAGAGGGGCAGGCGGCGACCGACTGGGTGATCGATTGGATCGTTGCTGCTCAGGCGAAGTCGCCGACGAACCGGAACGGTGACCGGTCGCAGTATTGCTTCCGGATCGTGACTCGGCTCGATGATTCGTTCGGTCGTTGGTTGTGTGACATCTACGACCACGACGACCGGCATCTGAACCAAGATCTGTTGGACGCTGGGCATGCGTCGCCGTATCGCCGCTGAGACGCCCTGGGAGGCGTTCTGGGCCGCGTACTCGGTGGTCGGCATAGGGTTAGAGGTGTGGGTGCTGCTGCGGCGCTTAGACGGCGCTACAGCGTCTCATGCAGTTCGGCGGTTCTCTCGGTGGATGCGCGGGCAGCCGCTGCCGGTTCGGGCCGTCTGGCGTACTCTTGAAGCAGGGCTGTATCTGTTCTGCTGCTGGTTGCCGATCCACTGGTTCGGTAACCCATTCCGCCGGAGGTAGGTGAATGGCGATCACGGTTGCGTTCGACGGCGTTCGAGCCGAGGATGCCGAGGCTGTCACCGGTTGGGTGAACATGGGTGCCGGTGGTGGCGCTATCAACACCGAGCCCGATGTGGTGTATTCGGGGACGTTTGCTGCGTCGAGGAAGGTCGGTACCTCGCGAGCTGGTCGTGGTTGGGATGGTTCGGCGGATGGGCCGACCACGATTGATCACACGGCGACTGATCGGCGGCACACGTTGTTCAAGGTTGCGGCGACGAACTTCACGGCGTTGCTGTCGCAGGCTTCGCCTGGTCTGGTCGTGATGATTGGTACGGGGACGGGCGCCTACTACGAGTTCGATGTGTCGGGGAACGACGTGTATCCGGCGAAGGGCGGGTTCCTTCTGATTCCGGTTTCGCCGAACGTGACGGGGTATCGGGACACGACGACTGGGTCGCCGGGTGCTTTGACGTCGACGGACTTCTGGGGCGTGGAGGGGGACTTCTCGGCGACGTCGAAGTCGGAGAACGTGGTCATTGACGCGATCGATGTGTCTGCTGGGTTGAATCTGTGGGGGAACACGCCGGACGGAGTGTGGGACGACTTTGTGTCGCACGACGAGGGGACGCAGGCGAACCGGTACGGGCACATCACCGAGGTGTCCGGCATTCTGAACCTGTTGGGCCGGTTCTCGATCGGGGAGAACACGGGCGGGACGGCGCAGGCTACGGACTTCACTGACTCCGGGATCATCGCGGTGTGGGGCAACGGGTTCGTGGAGACCGGGTACCACGAGCTGCGGCTGAACTTGGGGGGGACGGGGACGGCGATCTCGCATACGGGTTGCACGTTCATTTCGACCGGGGAGAAAGACAACTCGGTGCCGGAGGCTGGTGGCGGGTATACGACGACCGAGGACTCTCGGACGAACCTCGAAGTGCTGAACACGACAGGGACGGCGACGTTCACGGGTTGCACGTTCAAGAACTTCTCCGACGCAACACTGACCACGGCGACCACCCTCGACACATGCGACATCGAGGTCGAGACGTTCGACGACGGGGGCGGGGCGGAGATCTTCGACTCGATCATCCGGACGACCTCGATCACGAACGTCGCCACGTACGTCGACCCGACGTTCGGCACGACGACCGACCTGCGGGACACCGAGTTCATTCAGACCGGCGCCGGTCACGCGATGGAGTTCACGACCACGACCACGAGGAACCTTCAGGGGATCACGTTCACTGGCTACTCGGGGACACCAGGCACGAACTCGACACCGGCGTCGGGGTCCGCTGCTGCGGCGGTGTTCAACGACTCGGGTGGAGCGCTCACGATCAACGTGTCGGGTGGCGATTCGCCGTCGGTGCGGAACGGTACGGGGGCGACGACGACCGTTGTGAACACGGTGACCGTCACTCTCAATGTGGAGGACGCTTCCGGTAACGCTCTCGGGGATGCTTCGGGGACCGAGGGGGTGCGGGTGCGGGTCGAGGAGACCGACGGGACGCTGGTCACGCAGGGGTACACGGATGCGACTGGCAGTTACTCGGACTCGGGTGTGTCTCATTCTGGGGCGGTTGTGATCAAGGCCAGGTGGTCGGGGTATTTGCCGTTTGTGACCTCGGGCAACATCGACTCCGGTGTCGACCTGACGGTCGGAATCGTGCTCCAGGACGACCCCGCAAACTCGCAGCGACCGACGTAGGTACACTGGGCGTCGACCGACGAGCCCCTGGCGGGCCGCTACACGCTGGAGTCGCTGATGCGTCCGTGTCCTGTCTGCGAGGGCGAGCTGTACCACCACGTCGAGACTGGTCGTTTGACCTGTCGGAACTGTGGTGCTGCGGCGACTGTCAATCCGCAGTCGGGGCACACAATTTGGATGCGGGCGGGGAAGGTTGTGTTGGCCGAACAGGACGTGGCGGACGCTATTCGGCGTGCGGCCCACGAGTATCCAGATTCATTTGCAGCTAAAGCCGAAACGGATTCGGTGGTGGCTGCCGCACTCAAGGACTGACGATGGCGCTCTCGGACGACTGGGCAATCGACTACATCAACAAGCTGATCGAGCATGTCGACGGCATCCTGCCGTTCGATGGGCGAACTGCTGGCAACGCTCCGAGTGAGGGCCAGTACATTCGGGGCGACACCTCGGGTGCTGTGGCGAAGATCCTCGCCGGTGGCGATGCCAACGGGACCGGTGCCACGGGCAACCTGCGGGTGACGAACGTGACCGGCCGGTTCTCGAACAACGAGACCCTGACGTTGCTGTCGGAGGTTCCGTTCGACACCGTGGACAACTCGTCCGGCACCCGTGCGTTTCAGGTGGGCGACACCCTTGGTGGCCCGACCACTGAGGCGATCACGGTGCGGGCGATCGAGTTCAATAACACCGGCGTTGCTGGTGAGGGCACGGTCTACGGTGACTCGTTCACTTCTGGCTGGGCGAACGACGAGCAGATCGACAACGACACCACCACCGACACTGCTGTCGGTCTGGTGAACGGCTCCGAGGTCGACAACTCGGCCGACACCTGGGACGGTGTGGTCAACCTGTCGGCTGCGAACAATGACGGGCTCGTGGTTCCCGGTACGGCGAACACGAACGACTCGGTGATCATCCACTACGACGCTGGCACGATCGCGATCCCGGAGGACGCCAAGATCGCCGACGCTACGACCGGCGGCGAGGGTTTCGCTCAGGAAGTGATTGGTGTGACCGGCACCGGTTCGATCCGTGTCGTGAACTACGACTCGACCGGCGGTGCGTTCACCGACAACAACACTCTCAACATCGAGGACGTGGTCTTCTACAACAACCAGGTCGCGGGCGAGGTGTTCTCGGTCGGTGACGTGGTCGTGATTGATCCGCTCGGTGATGCCGTGACCGGCCGAATCCTGTCGGTGATCGATGACGGCGACTCGACCGGCAAGCTGATCCTCGCTGACTACTCGGGCGGCACGATCACTGCGACCGACGACATCGAGGTCGGCGGCACGAAGATCGCCGAGATCGAGAACACGACTGTCGTGTTGGCTGCGGCGACGATCAACCTGCCGACCGGTCAGGGGATCATCACTACGCAGGAGGCGGACCAGGGCGGTCTGCTCGACACGGGCGAGTCGCTCAACATCGTGCGCTCGTTCAACGCTCTGTACACGTACCTCCAGGACACGTTCGACGAGCTGGACCAGATGGACGACCAGGTGCCCATGTCGGCGCAGGTTAAGGACCAGCAGTACACGATGATCAACGGCTGGGTGATCCCCGACCTGTCGCTGCGATTCCTCCAGAAGGGATCGCTGACGACGTCGGACGGCAACAACACCTGGACGAACTTCCAGACGCTGGGCTCGATTGCTGACATCAGCTCGGACGGGTACCTGTTGACCACAACGAACCCGACTCCGCAGCCGCAGATCTACATCGAGCAGTCCGACGCTGTGATCGATGCTTTCTGGTTGAACGGAAACATCGATGTGAACGTGAAGGTCCGGTCGAACACGAACCCGAACCTCGTCGATGACGCGGTGCCGGGGCTGGGTGTGAACATCGACGGCGGCAAGATCACCGTCCACGCCCGCGAGTACCTGCGGACCTACAACGTGTTCGAGACGACCACCATCGGTGGTACTGCTCCGATTCCGTTGGCTACCGCTGACGACCTCAACAACAACACCGGCACCCGGACCCTGAACTACACGGGTACGGGCGGGTTCACGATCGGCGAGGAGATCACGACCACGACCGCTGCGGTCGGCATCGTGACTGCTGAGGACACTACGGGCAACACGCTCGACTATGTGCTCAAGACCGGCACCGACTTCGCGAACACGAACGTCATCACCGGCACGCAGTCGCAGGCGACTTGCACGGTGTCTGGTGCGACTTCGTCTTCGGTGGATGGCTACGGGTTCACCGG